CTGCTGCTGTAGCGGCGTGAAGGCCGTTTCGTAACCTTGTAGCCCAAGCTGCCCGCCGCGCTGCGCAATGTCTGCCAGCATGCCAGCGCCTTGCTGACCAAGCTGTGCTTGCTGCAAACCAAGCTGACCAAGGTTAGTGCCAAGCTGTCCTTGAAGCTGACCGGCTTGCGTGCCAAGCTGACCAAACTGGCTAGCCATGTTAGCGCGGTTCATAGCTTCCTGCTGCGCCTGACCCATTGCCTGGAATGCTGCTTGGTTCGTAGCCTCAGCGCGTGCACGGGCCATAGCGGCATCCTCAGCGGTACCACCAAACTGTGACCCACGAACACCTCCACGCCCCATAGCAAACTCACGGGCTTGCTGTGCGGCCTGTGCGCGCTGTAGTCCAGGCTCTTGCAGCGCCATAGCGCGCTCAAACACCTGCTGCTCACGGCCCGCAGTGTCCATCATGGCCTGCTGCATGGCTTGTTGTGAAGCCCCCAGCGCCCCAGCTTGCTGACCTGCTAGGCCAGCCTGCCCTGCTTGCATAGCGGTTAGCGCTTGCGCATAGGCGGGGTTGGTCATGGCTTGTTGCAGTGCCTGACCAGCAGCATCAAAGCCTGCTCCAGCGCCTCCAAACATGCTCTGACCAGACTGAAGCATAGCCTGCTGTGGGCCTACGCCTACGTCTAAACTACCCGTAGGGTCAATCGTAGAGCGTCCTAGACCCGTCTGTACACCGTAGCCACGGAAGGCTGTTTGGTCTTGTAGCTGTTGCCCAAGCTGGCGCATCTGCTCAGCGCCTTGCGCTCCAGTTTTGCGAATGTCTTCCGACATCGCATAGCCAGCAGCAGCACTGCCAGCACCTGCTAGCAAATCAAAAAGACTCATTTAGATAATCCTCCCAATGAGCGTCTGTACGTTAATCTCTTGAAGGCTAATCGTGTTTCCATTAACCTCTGTGCGAAAACCAATAATCACTGACTCACCGCTACCTTTAGCGTTAACACGATAGCGCTTAATAGTCGTCAAGCCTGGGCCGTATTCGTCTGTCTGGTTGTAGTACGCTGCGTTGTACAATGCAGGCGCTTGGGCCGTAATAGTTAGCGGCTTATTGTAATCAAGACGCCCACTATAACCCCACCCTGCGTACGCCTGCGCATTCGATAGCGTAGACACAACCGTAAAGTCAATCTGCTTTACAAACTTAGTGTTAGCAGGTTGACCAAACGTAAACGAATTAGACTCATACTTAAACTCAAACGGCTCGTCGTTATAGTTTAGGCCCTCATCGTAAATAAACAGGCCATAGTCGCTAGCAGAACTTGCAAGCAATACGCGGGCTTCGCCAGCTACCTCGTAGTACATAGCGCGCTCCCAGACCGTATTGGTCCAGCGCGTTACCTTATTGCCGCCGGTAACGCTAGGTGCGCGCATCTCAATTGCAAAGGCTTGCAAGTCGTTGCTGAAGTTGACAACCGTTAAGTTTTCATCAGGCCAGTAAGATAGCGAGATGGTGGTTTTGTCTGCCGTGAGGGCAATGATGTCAGTGATGTCTCGACGCACGTTAGCCGTCAAGTCACCAAGCGGTGCAGACTTCTCTTGGATTGTGCGGCCCAGTGAGCGCACGCCAGAGTCGTCAACAAACAGCACGTCAGAGCCAATGTTGGCAATGGCGTCACGGTTCACACAGCCAATACCTGTGATGGTGTCCGCTAGCACAATGCCGTCAGCGGCTGCTGGATCGCCTGTCGCTGCGTTATTGTAAACGAGGATGGACTGCCTACCCATAATAAACAAAGCGCCATTATGGGCCACAATGCCTACAATGCGGTCCGTACCGGCAGGCCAATACTCATTGACGTTAATTAAACCGCCAGTGTTCTGCGGGTCTGCTGGCGACGTACGCCCATCGTACCACTGCGTAGCAATAAGCAAGTCGCTGTAGTAAATCGTCTGGTAGTCGCCGTCTATACCGCTAACCCACAAGCGCCCGTAAGCGGCAGTCGCTACGTCACCGTTAATAGCTGCCGCAATGGTGCCGCTATTGTCTTGAGGCTTAATGTAATCTACGTCGTTGGTGCCGGTAAAGAGCTTAGCAATCGTGCTGCCGTCATACTCAAGGCACTCATTGCCAGCGCTGAAGATGTACATTTTGTCATTGAAGCTGACAAGCTTAGCGTCAGCCAAGGCGCTGTCGTCAACAAGCGAAGGATAGCTAATCTCGTCCAGCTCATACGTAGGGCCAGCGCTAGTGGTTAGCTTGCAGATGAAGTAGTCGTCTTGCAGCAGCGCATTGCTTGCGTCGTATTGATACACACCAACAGTAGCTAGCACATAGATCGTGCCGTTAATGTTGCCGTGACCCATGCGGTGCGTTTTAATCTGCGTGTCCGCTACGCCAGCCGCTGCGCTATACGTTACGTTAACCGCAGTGGTGAATTCCGTCCACGGCTTACGCGAACCAATACGACCAAACTTATCCACAACAGCATTGTCGGCTACAAGCGCAAAGCCAGGGTCTTGCTGAAGCGGAGAGTCTTCCGTATTCAGCCCCTGAAAACCCGGAGCGCTAACCGTAATGTTCTGTTGTTGTTGCGCCATTACACAGTAGCCCAAATGTTGTCAAGATCGTTAAGCGAAGCATCCCATGCAATAGCGTCAGACAAATACACATTAGCTAAAGCAAACAATTCTGCTGCCGTTTGACCGCCCACTTCGCCACGCTCGCGTGCCGCCATAGCTAGCGCGTAATACACAACGGGCTTAGAGGGTACAAGGAGAACGTCAGCGGCTGCGCTAAGCTCTGCTTGACGCTTAAAGCCATATACGGTATAGTTGTATACGGCGTTAGGTTGCGGGAATAGCTGTAGTTGAATGTCGCCGCTAGCGTCAGTGCCGTTAACAGCATAATACTTTGGTTTGTTATCGGCGGGCGAAGCGGCTTGTCGTTTGCGCAAGCTGTAAAGCGTTTCTTCCGTAAGCTCCGTTCCGTCATCCTTAACGATATACTCTATTTTACCATAATTCCCGGCGTTTGTCAAGCTATATAGATTGTCGCCAGCGGTGGTCGCAATGGCCCAGTCGGAGCGTAGCGCATTCCACGTGTGTGCATCTTCGACAATCTGCTTGGCATCGTTAACAAGCGAAACAACCATCTCTGCTACGGGATCATCAAGACCCGTTACGTCCGTTACGGTGTCTTCACGGAGGCGCAGCAGCACTTGATTCACTGCTTCCAAATACGTCATGATAACATTCCTCGTCCAGTCATGCCTCGTGCTTGCGCAATGTAGTCAACATAAGGCGCCAGTGTTTTCTTTTGGTAAGGCGTAAGGGTTGTGTACTTAAACAGCTCGCTCCACTGCGGCTCAAACGCAGCACTTGCTGCAGCGGCCATCATGCCAGCGCCAAGGCCCACGCCGTCACCGCTTCCGTCGCCTTCTCCTTCACCCTCTCCGGCTCCAGAGCCTTCACCAGTTCCGGTGCCTTCGCCGCCAACCGCTACGCTTTCATCAGCCCCTGTAGAGGGCTCTGGTGCTGGCTGCTCTACAGGCTCCTGTACGGGCGTAGGAGCAGGCTCAGGGGCCGGAGTAGGTTCAGGGGTAGGAGGCGTAGGGGTAGGCGCTACCGGCTCAGGAGCGGGCTCTACGACAGGCTCAGGAGCAGGCTCTACGACAGGCTCCGGTGCGGGCGCTGGCGGAGGCGTTACAGGCTCCGGTGCGGGCGCTGGTGGAGGCGTAACGGGCTCTGGAGCAGGCGCTGGTGGAGGCGTTACAGGTTCCGGTACAGGTTCCGGTTCAAATGTATCCGGTGCCGTAGTGTCAACCACTAAGTCAGGCGGAAGGAATACGTCTACAACGTCTTCTTGTTGTTCGTCAGGAGCTTCTTCAACAGTGCCTGTTCCTGATGTTTCAAAACGTGGATCAGCTTGTCCATAGCGTTCACCGATCGGAGGCGAAAGAATAACAACCTCTCCTTCCCGATCATACACATCTTCATAAAAATAATCAGGAAGGTCTTCATCATACTTCATAGCGCCAGTAAAAACGTTTACAAACAATCCGTTGCCTTCATAACGCCACGGATGTTCATAATCTGCTTTTGATTCTACAGGTGCCGGGGATGGGGCCGGGACTGGCGCAGGAGCTGGCGTAGGAGCTGGCGTAGGAGCTGGCGCAGCGGTGCTACCACCGCCTCCAGCTTCTTCTCTTGGACGCTCTACAATAACAGGCACAGGCTGATGCCACGTAGGAAAACCGGCTTCTTCGCTTGTTGGTCCTTGCCCCCAACCGCTTTCATCTTTTTTTGTCATTACAGCAGGGCCTGCGGCGCTAACTGCTGACAATGCGCTAATCCCAGAGTCTGTTACTGCTTGCGTTGCGCGGCTTGCTGCAGGTAATACTTGGCCTACATCAACGCCCGCTAAGCCGCCAGACAGTCCACCAGTAAGCACACCTTCTACAATGCTGTCACCCGTAGCGGCTGCTGTAGCGCCACCAATTAAGCCTCCACCTACAGCAGAGCCAAGCAAGCCGCCACCAAACAAACTACCAAGCGCAGGCGCAGCGTACGGCATAGCTACAGCCGATAGCAAACCAATAGCTGTGTTTAAGTTGCTATCTGCTTTACGACGATCAATCTCTGCGTAGTCTAAAGCGGAGCGGTCAACAAAGTCGCGGTAGTTGCGCTGTGCTAGGGCCGGATTGTTTGCATTAACTGCTTGAGAAACAGCTAAAGAAATAGGAGCTAAGTCTGCACCAGCATCATACGATACACGCTGACCGCCATAGGAATCAACAACGGAAACACCAGGAGCGTTAAAGTCAGCACTAAGCCTGTAACCTCTTGGAATAGTAAAGCCACCCATTAGTCTTCCTTGCCAATATTAGACGTACGCTTTAGGTAAAACCGCAGCGCCGCCAAACCGGAACAAATACCAATCAGTGCAGCAATCAATTGCACCCACTCAGTGATGAGCGGTAGGTTGGCCGTAATGGCACTAAGCACGGACGTAGCCGTTAACGTGTCTGCAACCTTGTGAGCATTGTCTTGTATCTGTTGCATTAGCGTGTTAGTCCTTTAACTTTTTCGTAGCTACGCAAACCGCCCAAACCCAACATGCCAAGCAGCACAGTCATTAGGCTGTCCATGTCAAAGGCGGGGAGAGGCGGAAGGAATACGTCAAGCCACGATGCAACAAATAGTACCACTGGGGCTAGCACAAAATGCCACGCTAGCGCAGCGCCACACACCCAGCCAATAAAAGGGCGCCATCCAGAAACCCACATGTTACGATGCGCAGCTTCTTGCTTATTGATTTCGGCT